CAGGACAACCCGGCGAGGATGGCGATCCGCTCTATGAATCCGATACCGACCTGACCATCGAGAAGGTCTACGACAAGTTTCGCCATCGGGTGGAAAACGCACCGATCATTGATGCAACTAAGTCATTTTTCAGCATCAGCGTCAGCGGTTCGTGTCCGGTGTTTACGATCCCGGCAACGGCCTACTGGGATGCCATGACCTTCGATTTTCATTGCAGCGGGACGTTCTTGGCGATCCTGCAGCTCATGGGATGGGTGTTGCTTGCGATGGCGGCATTTGAGGCCGGAAGGATAGCGCTGACGTGATGAATCTCTTCGCGATGATCCCGCTCCATGCTGGGTGGATGCAGGACATAACCGATTTCATCCGCAGGCAGGTTGATCGCTTCTGGACGTCACTGGTCAAATTCTTTCAGGACTTGGTGGTGTATGCCATCGACAAGATGCTGGAACTCATTGCGCTGGCGTTCGAGCAGCTGCCGGTGCCGGAGTTCATGCAGCAGTACAACCTAAACACGCTGCTGGGTAATGCCGGCAGCACTGTTGGGTGGTTCGTTCAAACCTTTCGGATTGGCGAGTGCCTCGCGGTTCTGGCGCTCGGCATCACGTTTCGCATCACGCGAAAGCTGTTGACAATGGGGAAATGGTGACATGCTGGTTTTCAATGAGGGCGTGCCGCGTGCCGGCAAAAGCTACGACGCGGTAAAGAACCACATCTTGCCGACGCTCAAGAAGCGCCGTCGCGTGTTCGCACGTCTCAACGGCCTGCACCATGAGCGGATCGCCGAGTACCTGGGCATGCCCGTTGATGAGGTCAAAAGCCTGCTCACGCTGGTGGACACCAAAGACGTAAAGGCGATGTTCGCGTGCTTCAAGCACCCGGAAACGGGCCAGTGGTGTATACCCGATCAGTTCAAGGATTCGCTCGTTGTCATTGATGAGGTGCACGAGTTCTACGTCTCAGAGCGCCTGCCGCTCAACGACGCCATCGAGAACTTCTGGGCGCTGCTCGGCCAGAACGGCGGCGATGCTGTGATCATGACGCAGTGGATCAATCGTGTGCATCAGGCCGTCAGGGCGCGTATCGAGCGCAAAAATGTGTTCCAAAAGCTCACGGCGGTGGGTCTTAAGAACCGCTACCGCGTCACGTATTTCCACACCACATCACCGGGCAAGTACGAGCGGGTCGGAGGCAAGACCGAAAAGTACGACGCCAAGATTTATCCGCTCTACCACGGCTACGCCGTGGGGTCAGAGAACACCGAGGTATACGAAGAGGGCGCGACCAACGTCTGGCGTGCGATGGCGCTTCGTGCCTTGGTCTTCGGTGGACTTGGCATCATCGGTACGTATGTGTTCGTGGGCTTCTTTACGGGCGGCGGGGAAGGGCTCGCGAAGAACGAAGACAGCAAGGCCGCGCCGCCCGGCATGGTCGCCCAGGCATCCAAGACCAATGACCCGGCTGTGTCCATTCCGTCCATTCCGTTGAAGGCAGCGGCCGTGGATCCGCTTGCCGGCCTGTCTCAGGAGCAGCAATACGTTGCGGCGCTGACGCAGCGCAACCGCATCCGACTGGCCCTCAGCGCCACGTTCGGGGATCGGCAGATCGGGATGGTGGAGTGGGTGGACAGCTCGGGCAACACTGTCGAGCAGCTGACGTTCGATGCCATCGTTGCGCTTGGGTATCGCATCAAGGTGGCCACCTACGGCGTCAGGCTCACGGCGGGAGATTTCGCTGCCGTGGCTACACCTTGGCCCCGAGAACGACCACGGCGCGATCAAGACGCCCGGCTATACCGCCTAGATGGCGCTGAGGGCGGCACCGGCGCTGTGAGCGTAGCGAATGGCGCGGGTGCCGGCGGCGGCGCCCGTGGGGCTGATGAGGGCGGTCCCAGTGCACTGGTCCGTGTCGGCGAACGCCCGGTGGGGACATTCCCAGAATCAAAGCAGAACCGTTACGGCGGAGGCTAGTCCCGGGGGTCAAGTTCAACGCACGGAGCGGTCCTACGAGCCAGATGATAGAGTCTCGCGTGTCACCACCAGCGAGGGGATGGATATGGGGATTAACTGGAGCGCCGCGTTCGCTGTCGTTATGGATCTGCTTTCCTCGGATTTTGGCCGAAGCATCGTCGGTGTTTTAGTCGGCGGTTCAATTACTTTGATTGCTGCACGCATGCAGATCAGATCACAGTCGCGGGATGCTGAACGTAAGGAGGAAGCGACGCAGGCTACTCTGAGGCGTGGCGTCGCTGAAGAGCTAAAGAATCTTCGCGCGCTTCACGTGTCGGGAATTCTCGATCACATAGAGGATTGCCGAGACAAGCAAGGCAACCCTGATGGCGATCACATGTTTGCCCAGTTCTACCCAATATTCAGCGACTACTTCACCTTGTTCACCAGTAATGCCCACTTAATTGGCACGCTTCAGACGGACAGTGCGGCGTCCGTCATTCGGGCCTATATAGATCTGAAGGCAATGGTTGACACGTTCCGGATGAACAACGCGATGCTCAGCAGGCTAGAAGGTCTAGAGATACTTCTGGCCACCCACGCTGGTGTGAGCGCGCTTCGAGACGAGATCGTCAGTCTCAGAGATCAATTGAACGATTACGGCCCAAGCGTGGTTCGCAGCCATGACCGTGCAATGGCTTCGGCGGACAAGGCCATTCGTGTGCTCGAGGGTGTAGGGGCATAGCCCCTACGGACAACGCTTCATCCGCGCCGGCCAGGTCTCGGCCCACGTCGCATGTAGACCACATTGGAAGGTTCGGCGGCGGGGCCGGAATCAATCACGCCCAACCGCCGTTCTCTGCGAATTCTGAGTGCGTCGCGAAGGTAGATCACACCAGAATCTGCGGGGCGAGCCTTGGCTGCTTGTCGCCGCGGTTCCGGATTCGTCCGTGCAGCCTCCATCATGAGCCGCCATTCGCGGGCGATGTTGCAGGTCAGCGACCACCAGACCATGTCGCAGGGTTCGAGCTGGTGGCCTTCGGGGGTAAACATGTGGCCGGCCTGAAAACCGAAACCGGCCCAAGGGCCGGTCATGTCGATGCGGTCGTGGGGGTCCATCTCGCTCATGCTGCGATCTCGTCCGTGCTGGGGGAACGAGCAGGGAAGCAAGAGCCGAGCCATAGGCCCAGCCATCGCCAGCCGGAGCCAACGAAATAAAGGGTCATGCGACGCAGGCGACGGTGCAGACGGGCCAGATACGTCATTTCGCATAATGTATAGTCGGTGTGCTCAAAACCTGCGCGCATAGCCGCATGAGCGTCGCCGGGAGAGGCGAGGCCGACACCCAGCACTAGGGTCATCGCGGTCGCCGCCAGACGCTTCCAGAACGTGCGCTCTGACGATGTGCGAGCTTCGTTCCGCATGATCTCAACGGCAGCGATTTCGGGATTCGGGTGTTTCTGGATTCGCAGTGCGTCAGCCACCACCCATACCGACGGAATCTGCCGCCCGCGCCGGTAGTGCCCGATTGCACCGTCTGTTACGCCCAGCTTCGGCGCGAGCTTTGAAAAGCTCTCGACGCCAGCCGCCACGCGCGTCTTTTCGAAGAAGTCATCCCAATCCATACAGCCTCCGGTCGTCTACAGCGGTAGCCTACAGCTATTGACGTCTACCGCAGTAGGCGCGTATAAAGCCCCCATCGCCTACTTCAGTAGGCGATTCCCGCCAGCCGCTCCCCCTAGGGCGCTGGCGGGGTTCTAGGGGCTAGGGGAGGGGTAGGGCACATGAATCCGATGGTCTTCGTAATCCCAGTCCTGATCGTTCTGGCGGTCAAGGGCCTTCTCGCTTATGTCCGGTTCCGCAAGGGCCGCAGCCTGTGAGCGCGGTTCTCTGCATCCTTACCCTGATTGCCGCCTGCATGTGCATCGCCTTCGGCGCAGTGCGCATCGGTACCTGGGCAATCCAGCGCCGCGACGCGGCAGCCACCCGACCCATTCGTGACGCCGCCTTCGTTGCCGAGGCATCTGCCGAGGTGCGCCGTGGCTGATTTCGTCATCACCGTCTCGCAGGCCGATATCAGCGCCTTCGCCATTGGCATGTTCTGGGTCTGCTTCGCAGGTGCGGCGCTGGGTGCAGGTCTGCCCGGAGTGCTTTGGACCACCATCCGTGAGCTGTGGTACTGGAAGCGCGCCGGTCGTCGCCTTGCGCGTATGCAGCGCCGTGAGGTGGCCCGTGGCTGACGGCGCGGGAGCGACGGCAGGACTCCCCTCGTCTAACAGGGGAGTCAGTGAATTCAGGAACGAGGCGGGAACCCTGACGGTCGGCATTGACTGGTTCTCCGCTTCCGTGGATCTGTTCGCAGCCCTGCGGGAAGTCGACTTCATCGAAGGCGAATCGCAGGAAGAAATGCGGCAGTGGATCGACGTCAGTGCCGACAATGCCCGCGTAGCGGCGCTGCAAGTGTTCTGCTGGTTCTTCGCCGGGCTGGGCCTTGAGCTGGACGTTGCTGCCAGCGGCGGTCGCTTCTACCTGTGGCGCATCAAGATTCTCAATGCCGCAAAAGAGTTCGTGGGCATGATCGAGCTGGGCGGGGAAGAGTGCCGGCGTGCCGATGGCACGTATACCGCTCGCATTGAACTGACCGGTACCGGATGCAAGGCCATTGGCGCAGCGCGCTGCGGCCATGCGAAGCGGTGGCTGGAGCTTCGAGCGAAGCTCGAAAGCTGCGCCGGAAGGATCACCCGTGTTGACGTCTGCGCCGATGACCTGATTGGGGATTATCCGCTGCGCCTGGCACAGAAGTGGTACGCCGATGGTGAGTTCGACAACCGTGGCCAGCGGCCGAAGGCGCAGCTGGTGGACGACTACGACAGCGGCGACGGAAAGACCCTGTATGTGGGTGGCAAGAAGTCGGAAAAGCAACTGCGCGTGTATGAGAAGGGCAGGGAGCAGGGCGACAAGAACTCGCCGTGGGTGCGCTATGAAGCGCAGTTCCGCGCATCCAATCGCAAAGAGCTTCCGCTCGACGTTCTTCGCGACCCCGCCTCCTACCTGCTGGGTGCGTACCCGGTCCTGAACTTTCTTCACTGCGTGGCCACCCGCATCGACATCACGAAAGCCGCAGTGGATGCCACGTGGAAAAGCGCACGCAGACACCTCAAGCGCCAGTACGGGGCGGTGTTCAACTTCATCAGCCGAAATTGCCCGGACGCAGAGTCGTTCAAGGCAGTCATGGATACCTGCACTTCGCCAAAGCTGCCGAAGTGGGTCACAGGTGATACAGCAGCGCATTGGCCCGAAATCGCGGGCGTAAACCAACCTCAAAGGGGTACAGCATGAACAACGAAATCAAGGTCACCGTCCTGAGCGCAAATGTGGACGAACGCGGCGGCACCTTCAAGGACGATGAAGGCAAGGACCGGGAATACACCACCCGCAAGCAGAAGGCCAAGCTGGAAGCCGGTGGGTTCGCCTATCCGTTCGATGTTCGCCTGGACAAGGGTCAGGCCGCATTCCCCGAGGGTGACTACGTTCTCGATGTGGCCAGCATGGCGCAGGTCAACAAGGGCGTGCTGAACCTCAGCAAGTTCACTGCGTTGATCCCGGTCCAGAAGGGCGCTCCGCGCGCTTCGGCGGCCTGATCCATGGGCATCTGCGTCGCTATCACCGAGGCAGGCACGTTGGTCGCTACCGGCCAGCCTGTCACGGAATGCACGGGGTACGTGCTGCTGAGCGGCGCAGAGGCCAACACCTTGACCCTGTTCGCGCAGGCGTTCGAGGTCCCTGACAAAGAGGCGCTGCAAACATGGGCGGTTGGTCCGTTCATGCTGATTGTTGGCCTCTATGTCGGCGCACGGCTTGTTGGCTCCGTCGCGTCGTTCTTCAACAAAGCTGACAACTAAACCAAACCTCAACTACATAGGAGTTAGACAATGGATTTTTCGAGCATTCTGGAAGGCCTCTCCGTCACCTCGGGCACCACCGCGCTGATCGCCGCTGGTGCCCTGATCGCCCTGATGGGCTTCACCGGCTGGGCCTCGCGCAAGGTGGCAGGCTTCTTCGGCAAGTAAGAAGAAGTGGTCGGCGGGGGAGGGAAACCTCCCCCTTTTTCGTTACGGGGGGTCTATGGACTTCGAGAGCATCCTTGCTGCGATTCAACCTGCCGTGGTCGGCTTCGCGATCCTTGGCGCAGCAGCGATCTACGCCCAAATTCAGTTCTGCGTGTGGGCGGTGCCGAAGGTGGCGCGCTTCTTCATCATGCGGAGGCTTCGGTGATTTTGTGCCTCTTTGCGGGTTTCATAAGCGCCCTGTGCGGGGTCGCTGTGGCTATGGGGCTTCAAGAGTGACGCGGCTCGCCATTGCCCTGCTGCTGTTTCTGATGCCGGTTGCGAGCGTCGCTGCCGCTGAGGCCTGCCGCATAAGTGACAACTGCGATGAAGGCCAAGCGTGGGCGGCAGCTCAGGAGTTCATGCAACGGAAGATTGCAGAATTCGATGCAGCAAACACGGTGCCAGGTGCCAAGTGGGTCGCGTGTCCAAGAAAGAGCAGCGGTGAGGTGAGGGGAATCGTTGACTACCTCGCGTGCGGCAACGGCTCGCCTGCCGCGAGTGACACGTTCTATTTTAAAGGGCTGTGCAGCGCGAGGCCGGAAGCGTTCGATTGGCAGATTACCGATGGCGCAAACGTGTGCCACAACGGCTGCGAGTACTCGCCTCCAAGTATCGATATCGGAGGCGGCCATCTCACTTCAGCGTCGCCGACTGGGAACACGTGCACTGTTGGCGACGGTGGCTCTGTTGCACCTACGCCCGGTGGCGATGATGGCGGCGGCGAAGGTGGCGGTGGG